GGTCATAGAAAATCGTCGATGCCTAAGTTCACATATCCGGAGGCATTGAATGTATATGAAGACAATGCAGTGTGGTTTGACCAAGACGGACACCTTTGGATTGAGAATGAAATGTTTACAACAGGTCTAAACTCAGGAAATAACGGTGGCGGTTCAAAAAGAAAGTGCAATTGTACCGATTATTTTGCTGACGGATACATAACCAAAGATTACTATGACAACTATTGCGACTGTACAATTTACTTCAAGGAAGATTATCTTAATCCGGAAACAAAAATAGATGAAAACGAAGAATTGGTCATGAAAGACGGTTATAGTGTCAGACAAACCAATATAAGGGAGTATAGAAGTGACAATAAGTTTCTTCTTTTCGACAGAACATGTGAAGGTTATACAACTGAAAATTGGGTTGAGGGCAGTGAAGTTATCATAACAGATGTATTGACACCTAAGATTAAGAATTATTTCCTCTTGTTTAACCGTACATGTGGGGGCTATACAACAGATACAATAGGTAGTCTTATCGATGAGGAAAGCAGAAAATATGATATACTTAATGATTTATACCGTAACGCCATTGCGTTTCAGATTGATGATGATGGAAGAATAGGCTATAAGTATTTTGTAAAGGATTGTGATACGGATAATGGCTACAAGATTGAGAGTGAATGGTCTTCAATTGGTGTTGTAAAGGATGATAAATGGTATACCGTAACGATAAAATTGCTTCCTATTGGTAGAAAATATGATGAATGCACTGAAAATACAAGTTCATCAGACAAGATGCTAATTGTAATTTATGTTAACGGCAAATTAAAATTCAAGTCAAAAGAACTTCCAACACTTAATTTAAAGAAATTAAACGATATGTATAGTAAACAGGAAGGAGTGCCGTTTAACATTTCATTAGGAGGAGGGACACAAGGCTTGTCCGACGTAATTTATCTAAATTACCGCAAATTACCTGAGTATGAATTGCCAATTGAGAAGGAATTTGCGGGTACGTTTATTGGCTTTATTAAAGCGTTACGAATATATAATTGTGGCATTTCATTCTCAGAAATTACTAAGAATGTAATTTTTGACGGCTATTTCTAAAAAAAATACAATATTTATTAATAAATAAACTATTACATACAATGAATAACAAGGGAATAACATATTTTAGACTGAATTCACCTTACGAGGGTGATATCACTAAGAATTGTGCCTTGGACGGATATGAGGTTGATAACAACTTTTTTACGTTAGAGGGTAGAGATATCGCTTCTGTTTATGTTGAAAATGACCAAATTAAAGTTGGTTTGCTGAATGGTGATACGATAACCTCTGGTGAAGTTTTTGATAAATTCGCACAGAATTTGTCATTTGATTTCGATAGTGAAAATGGTATTTTGTATATCAGCATGAACGGTACTGTCAAGAAAATTGAAGGCTTCGTGACTGTTCATAATGATGAGAATGCTGTGGCTACTGATAGTACCATTATTGGTAACGGAAAACCATCAAGCCCACTTTCGATTTCACCAGTTTATAAAACCGGTACATATGAACCTGTACGTGGCTTTATCGACATGGTTAATGACAATAAGAAACTTCCATGTGGAAAAGACGTACTTCCTGGTGACAGATACCTTGTTTATACTCAGAATAGCGATTACGGCTTGCTCTATGACTATGAGGGGATTAAAAGAATTGCTTGTGACCTTGTACAAAGTCACTCTGAGTGGAGAATTCCGACTAAGGAGGATTGGGATGACATGTTGAATGCTGTTGAGCCTTGTGTTGAGGACAGGGACCATTCAAGTGCATCGTCTAACAAATATCTTGGTAGATTTGCCGGTAAATTCCTTAAATCAAAATATTTGTGGAAACCGGAAAGACATTGCTGCACTAATGAAGAAGATAACGAAACATGCATAAACTATCCAGATTCAAATACTAACAATTGTGGTTGCTATCAACACAATCAGAATAATGCAGCACAAGAAAATGGTTGCACATGTGGTAAGCCAATTATCTGTGAACCTATGAATTGTGGCGAATATGAACATTGTCCACATAGACCATGCAAACCAGATAATAGGGGTATTGACAAGTTCGGATACACTGTAACGCCAGCTGGATACGCCGATGATGGTGATATGTACGGATACTTTGGTGAGAGGGCTTGGTATTGGACTGCCACAAATTCTCACAGTGGTGCAAGTGCATACACAAAGAGATTTGAATACAATAAGTCAACCGTATATCAGGATATCGTTCCTGCACGTTTCCACCTTTCACTCAGATTGGTAAAGGATTATAACGGAAATAATTTCTTGGAGAGAGAACACATCCTTTGTGACACATACCCAACAGTACTTATGCCTTCTTTGAAGAGTGGACATAAAGTATGGACAAGCGTAAATGTTGCACTCGCAAACAGATGCTACAAAGGAATGCGGCCAAATGACGGACAAGGCATAACAATGAGAAAGAAATATCTCATTTATGAATGGGACGGACACAGATGGCTCGTTAATGAACTCAAAGAGGGTGAAACTGTTGTTATACTTGATGCACCTAATAATAGATATAGTTCTGCTTATAAGGTAATCAACGGTGAACTTATTGATTTAGACCTTAGAACTGTCAATAACGTTCTGAATATCATTCAGCCAAGACTCGATAATCTTGAATGCCTTATAAATACTGAAAGAGATAGAGCTATTGCAGAAGAAGAAAGACTCGCTGCTGCAATTGACAGCACAACAGCACGTCTTGATAACGAGATACTTGAAAGACGCGCAGCCGATGCAGAACTTGATGCCAAGATTTTGGCTGAGAAAGAAGCACGCGAGACTAAGGATGCAGAACTTGAACAGGCAATCGCAGATGAAGTTTCCGCACGTACTGCTGCCGATGAAGCACTCACAGCCGCATTGGAACAAGAGGCATTGCAGAGGGCAGAAAAAGACGCAGAGTTGGAGCAGGCTATTGCAGATGAAAAGGCTGAAAGAGAGGCTAAGGATGCTGAATTAGAGCAAGCAATCGCAGATGAAGCCGCAGCACGTGAAGCCAAAGATGCTGAGTTAGAGCAGGCTATTTCTGACGAGGCCGCTGCAAGAGAAGCGAAAGACGCAGAACTTGAACAGGCAATCGCAGATGAAACCGCAGCAAGAGAGGCTAAGGATGCTGAATTAGAACAAGCTATTTCTGACGAGGCCGCTGCAAGAGAAGCGAAAGACGTTGAAATTGAAGGTAAACTTCTTACAGAAGAGGGTACTGAGTTTGACAAGGAAAATGGTATTCTTACATTGAAGAGTGCTGCCGGAACAAACGATATAACAGTTCAGTTCAGTTTCAATTTCGGAGAAATCTAACAGTATAAAAAAATAAGTCTAAATAAATTTGAAATAAAAATTTTATACGATATAAAATAACATGAATAACGATTACAGATTGCAATTACTGAGTCATTCTGAAATCTTCCCTACCAAAGAAGAGGCAATGGAATACATAGAGGACAACTTTAAAGGTGTCGCTTTATGGGGAGAACCAGCATTATTCTTCTACGGAACCGAAAGAGAACCAAAGATGATTCTCGCAGTTGGCGCAAGTCATGATACAAGAAAACCACGTATTTGTGTCATTGATGATGCTGAACTTAGAGAACTCATTCAGGAGGTAAAGGATGCAACAGATAAAATACTGAAGATATTGCAAAGGCCGCTGAAAGAATACTGAATATCGTCGATTCCGTTGGTCTTACACTTGATGAAAATAAAATCAAAGACCAAATTTCTTATGAACCTGATAGAAGTGATGAACTTATAGGTGAAGCACAAACTGTTGCCGAAGCCATTGCAATCATATCTACGTTTGTACAGAAGAAATTCGCTGAAATGGAACTTACTGTTGAAGACGGTGAATCTATTGATTTTACTTTCGATAAGACTGATGAGGGTTCTACTCTTACCGGTGAGGTGAAAATATCAACCGAGGGTTCTGATGATGATTTGCTCTTCAACAATAATATTGTAGGTATCAAACCAGACGGAATTTTTGCTTCTTGTAATATCGAGTTTGATGCGGAAAGAAATCAACTTATCTTCACGACATCCGGTGTTAAGAACGGACGTTTTGTAACCGATGCTAACAAGAAAATCATCGATTTCGGTGCTCATACAATCTATGTGGCTGATAACGAAGACCATAATGTAGCCGTTACAATTAATCAGGAACGTGGTACGATTTCAGCAGACGTTAAAATTTCATCTGATGATGACAACTTGTTGGTTTCAAAGGATGGAAAGATGTATGTGTCTGGACGTGCAAAGGATATTAAATACAAGAACACAACGGTTGCCGCAAAACTCACAGCCATCGATGAAGCCGTTGCTGATATTCTTGACAAGATACATGTTCTCACTATTGAAGACCTTATTCAAGGTGATGAGAGTGATTCAATTCTTACCAAGGCTATCAAGAACCAAAACGGTGGTTACACTGTAACTGCTGATGTCAGACTTAGTAGCGATGAGTCTATTCAGATTGGTAATGGTGGCATTAGGGCTAATATCGATATTGAAGTTGATAGTGCCAATAACAAACTTGTATTAAAGGTTGGTAACACACAGAAATCGGTTTCACTTCCCGGTATAAGCATCCTTGACGATATTTATTACGATAGTGTAAATAAATGCATTGTCATCACATGGAAAGACGGTACACAACAGACTGTAATTCCAGTAGCCGATATGCTTAAGACTTGGGTAGTAGCAAACAATCCATCAAGCCCTATCGTTCTTACAAAGTCTGAAAGTGCTACTTCCGGACAACCAGATACTCTTTCTGCCGACATCAAACTTGCACCAACTGATAACTTAATCGGAAAGGATGCATACGGACAACTCTACGTAAAGAGTTCTGATATTGATAATAAAATTGCTGCCGAGACTTCTGCAAGACAAGCCGCAGATGCAGAACTTAACAGTGAAATACAAAACGAGGCCAACACACGTCATGCAGAAGATGACATCTTGAAGGATTCTATTAACGCTGCACGTGAAGAGGCTGCAAATGCACTCGATGCAAAGGCTACAGAAATATACACCAGAATTGACGAGGATGAAAATAAAATCAATCAAGCATTTGATGATGCTGCCGAAGCAAAGTCACTCGTTGAACTTACAAATGCTAATTTGACTGCTGAAATCAATCGTGCTCAAACTGCCGAAGGTGTTAATTCAAATGCTATCGCTAATGTTACCACACGTGTAACTGCCGTTGAAAGCGAACTTGCAACTGAAAGAGAAACAAGAAGTACAGCAGACGCAGTTCATGATGAACAGATTTCTAATCTTCGTGATGCCGTTACTTCTGTTGAAACTTCACATCAGCAGGATATTGAAAGACTTTCCGGTGAAATTGCTAACAACGCAAGTGCAATTAGCATCCTTAATGGTAGTGAAAATACCAACGGTTCTGTAAGAGAAACCGTAAAAATTGCGAAGGATGAACTTACTCTTGCAATTAATAACGAGAAAACACGTGCCGAGAGTAAAGAGGGTGAACTTGCTGCTGACATTGCAGAGGAAATTTCAAGAGCAACTGCTGCTGAAGCAACGACTCTTGCTAACGCAAAGGCTTATACAGACGATAAGACTGCTTATGTACAGCATCTTGCAGAGGATTATACCAATGCTGCAAAGGCTGAGGCAATCCAGACATCTAAGGATTACACAGACTCTAAGGTTGTTTCTACAACTGCTGATGCCAACGCTTATACAGATAATGCTGTTGCTAACGAACAAGCACGCGCACAGGCTGCTGAAACCGCAAATGCAAACGACATCGTAGCACTTAAAGCAAAGGATATCCAAATCGACGGAGAACTTGCCAATAAGGTTGAAAGTGTAACCATTGTTAAGAGTACTGCAAGTGATTATCAGTATATTCTTAAGGTTAATGGAGTTGATGCAGGTGAAATTAACATTCCTGAAATCGACATGCTTCAAGAGGTTAATTACGACCCGACAAGCAAGAACTTGAGATTTATCTTCCACACAGCCGACGGTTATGCTGAAACTGTTATCAATATTGCAGACCTTGTTGATACCTATCTTGCAGGTAATGGCTTGACACTTACTGATAATGTTTTCTCTGTGAAGATTAACCCAGCAAGTGAGTTCATTTCAGTGGATGAAGACGGTATCAAGGTAAGTGGAATCAGTACTGCACTTCTTACAAAGGCTAATGTTGGTGATTCATATACAAAGGCTGAATCTGATTCCAAGTATTTGACACAGCATCAAGACGTATCGATGTTCGCTGAAAAGACTTACGTTGATGAAAAGGATGCTGAAATCAATACACGCCTTAATAACGTAGAAACTAAGGCCGATGATAATACTGCTAATATTGCTGTGATTAACGGTAACGAGGCACAGGAAGGTTCAATCAAGAAAGCACTCGCTGATGCAAAGGCTTATACCGATGCAGAGGTTGCTACTGAAAATAGTCGTGCCGTAGGTGTTGAAAATACACTTTCTGACGCTATTGCGATAATTAACGGTAACGAGGCACAGGAAGGCTCAATCAAGAAGGCTTTGAAAGATGCTAAGGACTATACTGACACTGCTGTAGCAGATGAGAAAACCGCACGTGAGGCCGCTGATATTGAAATCAATACCGCCATTGACCAAAAGGCTAATAAGAGCGAGGTTTACACTAAGAGTGAAATCGAGGGTAAGGGTTACTTGACTTCAACTGACATTGCTGCACTTGCAACTAAAGAAGAAGTAAATGCTGAAAGCACAAGAGCCGTTGCTGCCGAATCTAACCTTGCTACAGATATTGCTGCTGCAAATGCTAATATAGCAACTAACACAAGTAATATTACTGATTTACAAGCAGAAACCGCAAGACTTAACTTGATTGTTGATGAAACAAATACTGTTAAACTTATAAAGAGTAAGGATAATACCGGTACTGAACTTTCAGCAAACGTTAAACTCGATGCCACAAGCACCAACATCATCAAAGTTAGTGGAAACGGTATCTATGCTGACGTTGAAATGAGTTACAGTCAGGCAACCAACAAGATTACATTCTCTAACGGTTTGACAACACAAGAGTTTGAACTTGCAGGTGCTTCACTTATTGAAGACGGTTACTATAACTCAACGACAAAGCAAATTGTACTTATTACAAGACTTGCTGATGGTACAACCAAGGAAATCAAGATTGATGCAGAAGCATTGATTCATACTTTGAAGGTTGATAACGGTACAAATAACCCAATCAAACTGACTAAGACAACAGACAGTGACGGTGTTGATGTAATCAGTGCAAGGCTTGACATTTCAACGGAAAGCCATAACCAAATCCTCAATAATAACGGTACACTTTACGCAAGTAATGAGGCTACACAACATACTGCTCTTTGGAATGGTACTGAAAAGACCCTTCAAGAAGTAATTGAGTTGTTGAAGACTACCGCAGAGGAAGGTGGACAAGCCGCACAGGAAATTGCAGAAGTCAAAGCAGAACTTCAAGAGGTTGAACGTAATCTCAGAACAATGGAATCAACAGTGTCTACTCTTTCTACAAGAGTCAGTGAAAATACAACTGCCATTGCAACTAATACCGGTTCTATTAACACACTTACCACTCAGGTAAGCGACCTTAACGGTAGAGTTACGAACCTTACTAACGACTTCGAAGAACTTGATGAGACCGTACAGTCTTACGAAGCAAGGGTTTCAGCACTCGAAAGTGACAACACTAACAATAAGACTAATATTGCTACCCTTATTAATGAGGTAGATACCATGCAGACACAACTTGGTGATATTAGCGGTTTGAAGACTGTTGCACAAAGACTTGAAGAACTTGAAGATGAAGCACATGACAGTGATTTCGGTACGTATTAAAAAATATAAAAAAATTATCGGGAAATGAGATACTTTCCCGATAATTCAAAATATTTATTATTAAATTTGGAAAATAAAACTTTATAAATAATATTTGATAATGGCTAATAAAACATTACAATTTTTAAGAAATTCAAGTCTTAGGACTACCAAGACTTATAATGCTGAGAACTATAATACCGTACATGACGCTGCAAGGGCTGAATTGGAGGACATTTTGAAGGCTTCGACGGCAAAGGACGGTGAACCTATTCTTATCCGTTATAAGGAGGAAGGTGCTGACCAAGTAGAACGTACTTTGCTCGGTATTAAGAGTGCAAGTGGTTTTGAAATTTTCGACAATGCAGCCGGTAACGATGCTATTGATGCTGCTATTGAGGCTCTTAAAAACGGTGCAAGTGACGGCTTTGACACACTTAAGGAAATCGAAGACGTAATAAAGGCTTTGAATGCAAGTTCAGTAGCTGATAATAATAAGATTGTAACTGACGTAACTCAGACCGATGGTAAAATCACTGCAACTGCTTCTAACATCACTGGTGTTAAACTTGATGGTTATGCTGTAGGCACTGATGCCGATGTTGCTGCTACAGATACTCTTGGGGAAGCTCTTGGTAAGTTGCAAGCTCAGATTAATGCAATGGATTTGACTGAGGTAAAAGCCGATGGTGAAGTTATCACTGCTGTATCTGAGCAAGATGGTAAGGTAAGCGCTTCTAAGACCGCTATCAAGGACGTTAAACTTACTGGTTATGCAAAGGATACTACTAAGACTGGTGGTATTGCAGCAACTGATGACATTGAAGACGCACTTTCTAAGATTGAGAATCAGATTGTAGCTAACTCAATCACCAATGCCGACGGTTCTATCACTGTAACCCCAGTTAACGGTTCAACTGACATTAAGGTTCATATTAAGAATGGTGAGAAAGTAATCAAACTTGATGCTAATGAGGGTGGTATCTATACTGACCTTGATTTGGTTAAGATTAATTCTGGACTTCCATCTACTGTAAAGGAACGTTATCAACTTCTTGCTTCTGATGACACACAAATTGGTGTAAACATCGACATTCCAAAGGACAGTCATATCGTAAGTATTAATTATATTAAAGAAGGAGAGCATGCTCAGAACCTTGAATATGTTTATGTTGATGTAGACGGAAATACTCAGACTACATATGTAGACATGTCAGAACTTGTTCTTGAGGCTGAGTTCGCAAGTGGCGTTGCTGTAACAGACCATGTGGTTCACGGTGTTGTTGACTCAACTTCTGAGCAGAATAGCCAAGATACTCCGGCATCATTCTTGACTGTTGGTGAAGGCGGCTTCAAGGTAAGCGGTATCAAGGATGAGATTGATAGAAAGATTAACGCACTTGATGCAACTGTAGGTGATTCAACTGTTGCAACTGGTAAGCACGTTGCTGTTCAAGTTGTTGAAACCGGTGGTAAGATTACAGCGGTAAACGTTACTGAATCCGATATAGCTTCTGCAACTGCATTAACAGAAGAAATAACGAATAGAACTAACGCTGATACTGCTCTTTCTGACAGACTTGGTGAGGATGTAACTTCAAGTAATACCGCTGCTGCACAACTCGCTGCTTTGAGAGGTACAGAAAGTGACACAAGTGTTTCTGCTTCTATTGTTGGTGCTAAAAAGTATACCGATGAAAAGGTTGCTGATGTTGTTGCCGGCCTTGATGGTGCCGCCGTCGCTTCTACGGTTGCTGCCGGTACTGATACTATTCCTTCCACTGACTTTACCGTATTGACAAAGGTAAATGAGGTTGATGGCGTTATTAAGCCTGTAGGTGCTGGTGATAACGACAGTAAGAGCGTTCTCTTGAAGAAGGTTGCTGCAACCGGTGCTGCTGCTGACGTAGCAATTGAAGATTCTAATGATAAATTCGCTGCTACAACTGTTGAAGGTGCTCTTGCTGAACTTGCAGCATTTGATTGTGGTACTTATTAATTGATTATTTGAAAAAAATAATAAGTTATAAAAAATTAATTCCTGAGTATTAAAGTTACTCAGGAATTTTTTATTTAGAATAGTAATATTGTTATTGCCACTGCTATATATGAAATAACTTCAAATATGAATGTATATTTTTCTTTTTGGAATAATGTCCTTATTCCCCCAAGTAGGACAATTAGTCCTAATGTAACCCATTGTCCCATTAATAATAACCATGCAAGACCGGCAGCAAATGCAACTATTCCTGAAGTATAATGTATAGTACCCTCAAATTTTTCCTTGAATAAAGGTGAACATCCTGCAAATATCATTCCGCTGCATGAAAGGAATACCACAAATTGATAAAACTCCGGTGTAACAGTTATCCACAATGGAAATATACACACCGCTGAAATAAAGCATATAGCCGTGAACGGCCACGTAACACCGAATTTATTTTTCGATATGTATGATGTTTCACTAATAGACTCCGGAACTCCTTTATTTAACCATATAAAAAAAGCGTTGTATAATACAAAAATTATAAGTCCAACAATAAGTAATATCTTCATTTTTAATATGTTATATAATAATAATTAGTATGGAAAATCATTCTCAATTTCCTCAATGTTAATTGTACAATCGTGGTCAATAATATCAAATATGTTTCCGATTACGACATTATATTTCTTTGACACGAAATTATTGGAATCAGTATCTTCATCGACAATTGCAAGTATTCTATCCGGAATAACCCCATCCTCAATAAACTCATCAACCTCACTTTCAGTAAGTTGGTTAATCGCATTGTTATACATTGTCAATTCAAGTTGTATTTCCTCTTTTTCCAATTGTTTCTGTCTTTCAAAGTAATCAACCTTTATTTTTTCCCAATCCATTCCTATTTCCTTGGCATATGGTGGAATCTTATCAACAGTTGTCCAGAATTTAATTTCCTTGTCTTCCATTGTCATAAGTTGTTCATATGTATCTTGGTCTGTTGGATTATAAGGTTGGCCGGATACAAGTTGACATTCATCATCCGTAAATTGTTTTCTGTCATCCGGATTGCTAATAAGAATATTAGACACTTCCTTACCCTTTTCATTTATCTTTGTACGAATGTCATGTGAGAAACATACCAACAACGGTTTGATTTTCTTATTGAACATTTCAACGTATTTATCAACATTGTATTCAAAATTATCATCACAGAAATGGTCATCCTCATCCTCAACAATTTCATTTGAAAGAAGAATGCAATTGAATATCAGCCTATCTTCTTCTTTGAATGAATGTCCATATTGTGTTTTACCGAAATCAAACTTACTAATCCACTTTCCATTGGGCTGTTTCATTTCGTCTGGACGGTCTTTTTTTGCTTTAGTGTACAATCTTTCCAACTCCTTTGTAATATTGGTTTCTTGGCCGTCTATTTCAGCGAAATAATCAGTTACACGCTTCACATCAGAGTCACCTTTCTTTGAACCGGTGTTAATGTAGTAAATACTGTCACCCATGTTCACGTTTAGGTTATGCTTGATTGCAAGTTCATACCATGCTTGGCGTGCTTTCTTTGTACCGCCGGCTGTAAGTTGCTTGCAGTTCTCCTTGTAATTAGCAATTGATGTCTTGATTTTACCAACTGTTGCAATGTCTTTAAGAGGTATCTGAAGGTTGTATATTTTTTCTACATAGTCATAGTATGCTTCAAGAAATTCCTTACCTTTTCCTTCAAGTAACAAACGAATACCCTTATCCAAGAATTTCTCAATGTAAATTGGCATTTTCTTGGATTTAATTGAATTACCAACGAGTTTGATTTTACCATCTGGCATCAAGTCAGCATAGTTCTTACGTGAAAACTGTATGCACGCTTGGCAATACTCGTCAACACCAAGCCCGTTCTTTAATATACCACCGTTATATGCTTCATACATATAAGTGTCTTCAAATTCCGCAACATCTGCTTCGACACGTGTATATTCTTTACCTTTTTTGGTGTTTCGGCCTTTACCTTGTCCTATATACGGATGTTCCTTTGTGTAACGGAAATCTTCTTCTTTAGGCATTTGAAAGTTGAAACCATCGGTATTGGATATAACATTCATTCCAAGGGCGTTTACAACCGTACCGTCCAAAGAGATGTCATATACAACACCGACTTCATCCTTTCCTTTAATTTTTTTACTGTTTAACATATTGTTTATATTTTATACAAAAATACTGCTTATTTCTTAAAAATACAAATTTTGAGTGTTAATCTTTCTTAAACCACTTATAGACAGCAGTTCCACAATCATAAATTCTATATATACCTCTTTCCAACATTATTTCATGTTCGCTTTTATTATGGTCAAATCCTTGTTTAACAAGTATATCTTTTCTAAATGAAAACCTATTATATCTTTTTTGTCCTATTATATAAAAATAATTCGGTTCAGAGAAATGTGAAAATTCAAAGCCAATATTTTCATATACGTTACCAGTATTCCATCTTATGTCTGCATATGAGATAACGCTTTTAGGATTGTTTGTTTTAACAAAATGATTGAATAGTTTACTTGCACCACCAACAACTGTTGTATTAAGTTTATTACAAAATCTTAATAACTCATAATTATCATTACTTGGATTTTGTCCTAGATTCTTACGTGGTTTACAGAATGACATTACGGATACCAATTCATTATTATAATATAAACCATAACGGATTGATGAATTTATGCCACCTTGTATATGATTTTTATCTAAAAAGTCTTTACATGTCTTACTATCAATGTCTTTTACAATACATTTTCTTGCATATATACGTTCAACATTACCACCCAGAATAACATTCAATCTTGACTTTACAATATCACACTTATAAACCCATTCGTCTTCAAATATATGAATTAATCTTAAGCCTTTTTTATTACATTCAATGGTCTTATCTAAATGAAATCTTTTATTGGGTTTCATATTTTCTGAATGCCAATGTAAACCATCATATTCAATTGCAATGTTTTTAGATGGAACAATTAAATCTATTTCTTTTGCATCAGTCAATATTTTTCTGTTATTATTTTCAACGTTAAAACCTAAAGACTCTATATATTCAGTAAGTTCTTTTTCTGGATTTGATACATTATGTGTGCAATAAGGACACCCATGACCGGATAGATGTTTATTTGGCATTTGTGAATATTCATGCCCATTTTCACATATAATTGTTACTGGTATTTTAGCACCTTTATAAATAACTTTACTATAATCATTATTTTCATAATAGTGTACATGTTTTGCTTTTTCTATAAATTCTTCAGTACTTGAAATGATTTGGTCAGATATTATTTTATTTGCACATTTTGGACATCCATGACCTTGTAAATGCACATAGGCTTTTTGTGTAAATTTACCGTGAATTGGGCATATTACAGTAACATCTTCATAACAGCCATTATACTCAGTTTCAGTATAGATATATTTGAAATTATGTATTTTATTGGCTTTTTCAATATATTGTTCTGTTGTCATTTGTTGTGCATTTGCACCTTTTTCATGCCCACATTTACTGCACCCATGACCTTTTAAATGACTATATGGATTTTGCCAAAATTCACCATGAACCGGACATATTATACAGACTCGTCTCTTTTCATCTTTATTATTTAAGTCGGTTTTATCGTAGATGTAATATCCATTAAAAATTTCATTACTTTTTTTAATGAAACTTTCAGTAGTTAGTTTTTCTTCTTTTTTTTCTTGAATATCTACATTATTATTTTCAGATTTAAAACGTTCTTTAGCACCGCATTTAGGACAACCTCTAAGATGTGCAAAATCATAAGCAATTATGTCAAAATCTCCATGTATATGACAAGTAGCGGTAACACATTCTCTCATCCCATTATATTTAACTTTTGAGAGGTCATATTTTATACCGTGTTTCTTTATTACTAATTCTTTATAGTTTTCATTAGTCATTTTTGTTTTTTTCTTTCTTTGCTCTTTTGAGCAATATGGACATCCACCAACTATACCAAAATGTTTATTTGGCGTAATTGTTATTTTTCCATGTTTTTTGCATATTAAATCGATATCAGTATAACCATTAATATAATTTACTAATGAATAGTCAAAAGAGTCTTTTCCATATTTGTCTTTTGATTTATCTATAAACCTTTCTTTACTACACTTTGTATTCATAATATTTTATTATATGTAATAAATATAATATAACATATAACTTATAATCAATTTTTACAGCAAAAATACTATAAAAATGATAAATAAACTAATATTTTTAGTTAATTTTTATTAATGCATTCCTGAATATATAGTATTTTAGCAAAATCAGTTTTATTTCTTTTATATTTATCTACTTGAATACTATCTATGAACTGTTTTTTAATATCTATTGTTGCATTTAATAACCAAAGCCATGTATCATTTATTCTATCTTCCTTTGTTAATGTATTAAACTCACTATATATATTTCCGGAATAATATTCGAGTTTTGTGTTTGAATTTATCTCTTTTGGAGTAATTTCATTCTTATGACAATCAAATAATGAGTGGTCTTCGGTGACATCAACAGCCATATTTATATCAGATATACAGTATATATCTTTTATCGTCCTATGACGATAGATATAAGATGGTTCGCACCAACCACTACGGCATAAAACCTTGAAATTTTTATGTGAATAGTCATATTCACGACCAAACCCATCAATTTGTATATCTTTTTCTGAAATAAGTTCAAAAATAGGCTTAATATCAATCAAATTAGAATCATCATATTTTATAAACAATGGCGTATCACCAGTAAATGAATCTCCCACAATCGGAGTATAACCAATATTTGTAAAATGAGAAATCATAAGACGAAGCATTTGTCGACCAGTACAAGTTGTTTCCTCTGCACATTCAAGGTCAGACCAAGGAAATATGCCACCCGAACCATAAGACCCAAAAAAGCCGTTCCCCACAACCTTCAAAGGTAATTGCATCTTATCGTTACGCATCTTAAGCATTTTGGCTGTTTGCTGCTTATCTTTTAGGTCGTTAAGTATTGCTTCTGTAAGTTTATCAGCCTCTTCCTTTATTCTTTTGGCTATTTCGTCAGCCTCATCACCATATTTAGCTTTAAGTTCTTTATAATATTCACGCTGTGTAAGAATATAATTAAGAATAGCCGACATTACATCCATAAGGTCAATATTAGACCGGATTCCAAATGTCAAAATAATTGACGGATAAAGTGAATTGTAATCGAGTTTTACAATTCTATCAACATAACCAACTTTAAGTAAACGAGATAAGCCACCGGTAAATGCTTTTTGTTGTATTAATTCAGGTATTGCCAAGTTATTTTCATAACTCCATGCAAGCATAATATATTTCCAAATAGCAGCAGTACCCATTGTACACATCTTCTCATAAGATACCGGAAGCATCTTACCTACAAGATAGTTAGACTGATTGTATCGTAATTCAATTTTATCAGTTTCCCATAAGTCATCGAGAAGATAACGCTGTACTACATATCTACCGGTGACAAATTCAAATTTTTCATCATTTTCATTGTCAATGAGCATTTGTTTACCGTTTTCCTCATACCTATTATATCTTAATTGGCCATCAGAAGTTGTTTTTGCAAGTAATTTTTCATCGACTTTGAACCAATGTCCATTTTCATCATTAAATGCATAGTCCGGATTTAAATCTTCCCATGTGGTGTTAATTATTTTACCCGGAACATAAACACGATTCTTCTTGGCAATATTTGAATATTTGGTTACATACTTCAATGTTGCTGATTTCATATTTGAATCGAGTGCTTGAGCACGTCTTACAGCAAACAATGAATCAGTAAGGTTTGTTCCCCACATTACAGTTGGGAAGTAATATTCCATTTCACCGCCAAGTTTAAGGACTTGTTGTTTCTTTTTCTTATATACACCTTTTCTGAAGTATTTAAGAGTGAAGTCACCCATCTTAACATCGGCAAGACTAAGACGAACATCAACAAAGTTCCAGTCAAAATTTTCTGTATTATGTCCGGTTATGATATCCGGCTGTAATTCCTTAATGATTTCAAAAAATTCGCAGATTGCGGCCAATTCATTCTTACGTTTTTCCTTACCTGTACCGGTAACTGTGATGATTTTTTCAAATCCTTTATTCGTTCTTATACCAATCTGACTGATGGCATGAATTTGTGGGTCAAGTCCTTCTGTCTCCAAGTCCCATTCCATTCGTAGAAGGTCATCATAATCATCATATCCTTTAAACATTCTACGTCCGGTTTGTATCATATACTGTTCAACGGGAGAAACAGCAATATATTCCTTTAATCCGTAATTTTTATCACGTTGTTTAGGATATATAGGTCTTCCGGCCTTATTGAAAAAATCCATAAATTTAGAATAGGTCATAGGAACTTTTGCATAGAACATAAGTTTATAACCATTCTTCATACGTTCCGGTTCTGAACCATCATCACGTGTAGTCCTCAATGATTTTACACCTATTCCATATTCAGACAAGTTAAGCCTTATTTGTTTTCTATCACCATTGAATAGGTTTTGTGCGGTTGTTTCTTTACACCATATAAAAGGGAAGAAATTGTCTCTCCTGATACGTTTTTTCCCTTGTTCGTCACGATAGATAATACTTACTTTATCATCATCGTATTCACATTCTATCTTAATAATTCTTTCCATTGGGTCAGAACCAGATAAGAATGCATCAATCTGTTCTTTTGTAACTTTTGACATGTTTATTTTTAATTAATTCTTATTTAATCCAGTTAAGCCACACCTACATGGGCATCATGGATATTTCTACAGCAAAGATACTGTAAATATTCCATATTACAAAGCAATTAAATGTTAAATTTATGTAATATTTATATTAAATAAAAATACAATGTATATGAATAAGAAAGTTATAAAATTAACTGAAAGTGATTTTCATAAATTAATCAGAAATACAGTTAAGAAAGTGATAAAGGAAAGCATTGATTTCGAAGAAATGGAAGAAAGAGTATATTCTGTTTCAAGACCTTTGAGAGATTCATCTGCATTTAGTTATGCAATGGATTACATAAAGAAAATTAATCCGGAATTATATGCAAAATTAATACAAATGGAATATAATGAAGCAGTACAATAGATATTAAGAATTAAATTATTTATGTGTATTATAACTGAAAGTAAATTAAGGAATTTAATTAAAGAGGCTCTATCTGAAGTACTTTTGGAGCATGATAATTATTACACCCAATATTCAGATATTGTAAATGAATTATCACATTATAGAAAATATTTCTATAATAAAATTGTCATGTTATGCTGTGATAAACCTTATATTAGCAAATTTTGGAATTATTTCAGTAATAATATGTATAAACTTAACATCCCTATGGTGGTATCTACGTTTTGGTCTAATAATGATGAAATGCCGGCGAAGATGACTATATTAACCAATAATGGTATAAAGGATGTTAAACTTAAAGGAAATGGTGATTTCTTGTCGGATGAAGTTAAACAGATAATGGGTTATGTTGATATCGTTGTAACCAATCCACCTTTCGGAAATGGAATGTTTTCAAAATTCTTACAAAGTCTTAAACAATTGAATAAGAAATTTATCGTAATCGGTCCGACTAAATCCGGTTATGATGGAAAAGTATTTGATATGATTAAGAATGGTGATGTATCTATTGGTTATAATTCTGATATGAAATTTACAGACCAAAGAGATGGTGGCAAGAAGAAACAAGTTCAAAGTACATGGTTTACAAACATGGAAAAACCAAATAAAGGTAATTTCAGACAAAATGGAAATATAAAGAATTACCAAAAGTACGATAATTTTAATGCTATAAATGTCGATTATGTAAAAGATATACCATCAGATTATGATGGTATGATTGGTGTTCCTCCGTCTGTGATTACAAGTATTGACCTTAATTTATATAGATTAATCGGAAGTTATCGAAATCTTAAGATTAATGGTAAAGTAGTGCCAAAGAGAATTGTTATACAGAGGAAATAGTTTATTTCTTTATCCCACTGTCACTTATTGTAATAATCAAATCTTCGGCAATTGGTGCAATTAATTCGCCTTTTGGAAAAGTCATTCCATCAATTGAAATATTATCATCGAACTTAATCTTAAATTGTCCTATATAGTTACCGGGAGTATCTGTATCACGTTTGTTCCAACGATATTCAATTACATAGGCTTCCTCACAACCGGTATCTTCTTTTTCCACCACATATGCTTTTGCATTGGCAATTTTCTTAACGCCAGTTTCCATATTGGTCATGGTAAATGTAACTGTTGCTGCTTGAAGTGCAAGATAAGCCTTGCGAAAGTCGTTTCTTCCGTCGTTTATTACCTCCATTCTAAGGTTTGGAAGTGTCGAGTTTTTCGTTAAAAAGAAATATTGTGCCATATCAAGTTAATTCTATTTTAGATAAATATTTATTAAAATAAAGATAGTATGAAAATATGGCGTTAAGCAAGGAAAAAGAAAAACTTTTCAGACAAGTAAGGACACGTTTGGGCGTTAATGTGCGTTCAGTTGAACTTACCGATGACATGTTGTGTGATTTACTTGAGCAGGCCGTTGGCGATTATACGGAAAAAGTACAGAATTTCATTATAGAGTCAAACTGGGCACAGTTATATGGAAAAAATTTTAATAACCAAATTACTAATCAAGACATAGCATACGCTTTAACAGCACGTTCTCTTGATATGATGAAGGATTTCGGTGATTGGTTTTCAAAACAAGTTGGACTTCAGCAACATGGTAAATGGGAACTTAAAAAGGATTTCTTCAAAATAGAAGAAGGAAGACAAGTGTATTTAGTTCCTGCCGGTAGGGAAATAAATAAGGTACTTTGGATTACCCCGCCAACCACGCACACTGCTTTATGGGCTAACTATGGTGGATTTAGTACCGCTTTTGGCGGCGGAGTTCAAGGTCAGATGGGTCTTGGTGCTGCAAGCATTTTCGGCGGTATAGGTAGTGGTTATGGTATGGGTGTTGGTATGTGGGCATTACCAATGGCTGATGTTGCTACTATGGCAGCAGATTTATCATTCAAGAACCAGATGATACGTAGCGACCTTGTTTATAAAGTAACCGCAGGTCCTGATGGTTCACATCTTATCCATTTATTATCAACACCCGGAAGTAAACTCACATTCGGTGCTGGTGGTATGCCCGGTATGTATTCATTAAAAGACTGTTATGTGTGGTATACATACTATGATGCTAATCCAAGCAATGCAGATGAATGTAGGAAGGATAATCCGTTTGTGATACTTTCACCGGACCAAGTACCAATGGATGAAATTGACTATGAATTGTTAAACACACCATCAAAGAATATTGTTCGTCAATTATTAATTGGCTTGGCTGCTGAGACATTAGCATTGATACGCGGAAAATTCAGTGGCTCTATAAATATGATTAGCAGTCCGTTACAAATGGATTATGGTCAATTGATGACTCTTGGTAATCGTGAGAGGGATAATGCCATGAATGACTTGAAAGAACGTCTGTTACGTATGTCACCTTATGAAATAATGAAGAAAAATGCAGATATGGCAGATGATTTAAGACGTTTGCAAAAGGGTGTTCCGCTTGGAATTTATGTACATTAATAGAAAATACAATTACTTATGAAAATTATTAGATTAACAGAAAGTCAATACGATGATATTTTGAATGACCCATTGTTGGATAATAAAAATGTGTTTTCATATGAAACACTTAAAACAATGGATTGGAAGAATGGCATAGAACTTGATGCCTATTGTCAGAGGTGCGGATTATCTAAAATAGGTGAAGGTATTGGTCGTAATGTATATGCAATTGATGATAATCTTGTAATAAAAGTTTCAAAGAAAAGTCATGACCAAAACGAAGGTGAGGTATTTGCTTATCGTAATATGTCAGATGAATTGAAAGAAATAGTTCCAACTATCTTTGCATATGATAAAAAGAATATCAGACCAATGTGGATTATTACGGAACGTGTACTTCCGGCAAGTTATGCAGACTTTCAGAAATTATTAGGTATCGATTTCGGCAGTTATGAAAGTCAGCAAGATATGAAGGATATGAAAAATGATTTGGAGACATATAAAAAGTATCCGAGCAATAAAGGAAACGGACTTAATCTGATGATGTTCCTTGAAGATTACGGAGAGGGTGACATATCATTATATATGAATAATTTGAAACACAACAGATGGTTAAATACATTATGTAAAATGCTAAACCAAGGTTTTGTATCTTATTGGGAACTTGAAAATATTGCAAATTGGGGGTTGGTTCACAGAAATGGTAAAACGAATATCATAATTCTCGATACAGGTATGTAAACTAATTATACGAACCTCATTCTGATATCACGTTTTGCAAACATTGATTCAACATCGTCAATCTTATCACCAAAGTGTATTACAATTCGGCATGGTTCCGGATATTCCTCAGCATCATCCAAGTTTTCATATGCCAATGCTATAATTTGGTCTCTACAGTCTTGCATACTATAACAGCAATTATTTTGTGCAAGGTCAAGTTTGATATATGTTTTAACCTCTTTAATATAATCATACATGTTGTCAGCAATCATCAAAGTTTCAAGTTTTTCATTACAACTTGGTTTTTCAGACCATCCGTCAGCAAATGTGTCTTCGGTGTTTTCCGACAAAAGAAAATGATATATATTAAATCCATCACTGTCACGACCTATATATAATATGAATACCACTTTTAAGTTTGAGGTATCCATGAAATCTAAATCTGAAATCATATTAATCAGTAAGTAAGTATTTTTCTCTTATTTTAGAATATATTTCACCACATGCTCTTGCATCGTCTAATGCATTATGATGGTGTTTTAGCCTTATTTTTAAATATCGACATACCGTATCCAATTTGTGATTGTATAATTTTTTAAAATAATTTCTACTTAATTTTAATGTGTCGATAAATTCATAGTCACATTTTGTACCAAATTCTTCATTACAAGCAATTAAACAACTCTTCTCAAAGCCAGCATTATGTGCAACAATAGGACTATCACCTATCATTTTATCTATTTTTCCCCACACTTCCGGAAATGTAGGTGCATCCTTTACGTCATTATAATGTATTCCATGTATCTTAACACAGTGATATTCCTCTAATTTCGTCGGTGGACATACAAGACTGTAAAATTCATCCACAATCTTACCGTCTTCAAATATTACACATGAGGCTGAACAAACTGAACAACGCCAATGTTCAAGTGTTTCAAAATCTAATGCTGCATATCTCATATTATTTATCTTTTTCAGCCTTTATTGTTTCATCCATTACAAGACCTTTACGTAATACTTTTTCAAACATGTCTTGCGAAATCGAATCTGTAAACAATTGATATATACACAATGCATCCTCTTTCTGTGTTATACGATATATACGGTCTTGCATCTGTCTGTTTGATGTTTCAAGCCAACTGTAACTGTTGAATATCATTATATGTGATGCAGTAAGAGTTAAGCCTACACCGGCTGATTCAATTTGTCCGATAAACACCTTTATCTTAGGATTTTCCATAAATTCCTTTTCTGATTTATCCTTTTGTTTAGGTGTCATTTTACCGTCATATACAACAGCCTGCTTACCGTAATATTCTTTAAAGGCATTAATTTCACTTGTAAAGTTACATGCAATGATGACTTTTTCACCATCCTCAATGTAATCATTTGCAAGTTCAATTGTATTATGAACCATTTCCCTTGCAAGGAACTGTCTTACCAACGTTCCTTCAACCAATTGTCTGTATTCCCCATTTGTATTATCACCATTTTCCTCTTGTGCTTCAACATATTCATCCCATAATCTGTCATATTCTTCTTTCTGTCTTTCATCAAGGTCGTAATACCTTGTATCAAGACTTTTATTAACCATGCCCGGAATATCAGATGAAAGTCTTCTTATATATACATGTTTTATTTTTTCCCTTAATTCATTGAGATTCGTAGAACCTTGTGGTATTATAACACTGTCAGCATTTTCATCAATATATTTTACAGCCTCTTTACGTTCTTCATCACCCATAGAATACCAACTTGTTCCATGCGTATATTCATATTTTGCAAGCCATTTCTTCCATTCTCCGGGTTTATATAACTTCTTACCATCACAGTATGTGTTTATATAGTATTCATAGTCTTTTGTTACATCGGCATCAATAAGCCTAAGAATGTAATATAAATTCATTGGTGTATTGGTTAGTGGCGTTCCGGTTAAAAGAAAAACATATTTTATATCTGATTTTCTTAAGAAATCATAAATAACTTTATAACGGTTGGAAGTGTTGTTTGAAAGTTTCTGTGCTTCGTCAATAATTACACAGTCGAAGTTAGAAGTAAACAGCGGACTATTGAGTAAAGCTTTTTTAATATCATTTTTCTTATTTGACTTTACTTGTTTATTTACCATTTTACCTGTCTTTTTATCTTTAATCATGACAGGTACTTTAAGTTTCTCAACTTCACCGTTCTTTCCTTGTATTTCCTCAATTTTATATTCATTTTCATACGGTATCTCATAGTAATTCTGAACAATATCATAGTTGATTATTGTGAATTTACCAGTTGAGCCATCCCATTTTGAACCTTTAATTACAACAATATCTTCAGATTTTTCAAATAAAGAAACCTCACGTTTCCAAGTTGATTTCAAAGAGGCCGTCGTGATAACAAGGATTTTCTTGCAACCGCTTTCCAATGAACTTACGATTGCTTGAATCGTTTTTCCTAATCCCATTTGGTCTGCTAAGACACACTTTTTATTGCCAACAAGAAATTTAATACCATCCTCTTGATGCTGTTTTAACTTCATTCCATACTCAGATAATTTATTGTTATATGGCGTGAAATCTATATCAATTGATTTATAATTAACAACGTGTATCGGTGTAAGTATTTGTTTCTTACTCAAAAACATTAATGTCGGTGGTATAGAATTTCTATATTGTGCATAGCAATGATAGGAGTTTTTCATTTCACCGATTATTGTAGTTATTCTTAATTTTTCCGGAGTAAAATCAATCTCGTATTTCTCTTGAAGTTTTTCACCAAGTTGTTTTGATATTTTAACTATCTTATTGACGTTATCTGATATATAATCCTTGTTCTTGATTATGTATTCAGTTTCAAACCCATCTTCAGTCAAGATGAGTTTGTGCAGTTCATTCATTCTTTTGTAGTAAAGAATCTGATTGTTTGTTCCGCAATATTCTTCAAGTATTCTATATGCTTTACTTATCGGGCTTTCTTTCATTATTAGTTTATACCTCTTATATGCAAATATACTACATTTGTTTTAAACCACAAACTATTTATAGATATATTTTACTGGAATATGCCGAATAATTTACGTACACCGATTACAAGAAACGATAAATTCTATTCAGAGGAAGACTTTGAGTACGAAACAGACTTGCTCATGGAATATCTTGAGGAAGATTTAAATCAAACTGTGGTCGTGTATGAAGTTGATAGACAGAAAACTAATATTAATGCTGTTTATAAAGAAGCAAAGGACGGACAAATAAGATTTAAAGCACCAAAGGAAATACCTTGTATGTATGAACTTAAGGATGCTGATATAAAGACTTATGATTCAAAGACGAATACGGGTGTTTATGTGGTTAATGGTAATCTTATATTGCACGTAATGCCTAAAATCCTTGAAAAATACAAATGTGACATAAGACGAGGCGATTATATTGGGCTTCAAATTGATACTAATAGAATGGTTTATTTCTCTGTCGTAAATGATGGAAAGGTAAATACAGCTAACAGATATCATGTCGGGGCATATAAGATTGCATGGAGAGAAATTACATGTGCTCCTGTACCGGAAAATGAATTTAAAGGAGAGTAATAATGCGTAAAGGACAACCGAAAAAGAATATAGTACCAATAAGATTTAAAGATAAGTCATTTGGTAATGAAAGGCGTAGGAATTTTCCAAGGGAGATTCTTTATAAAGAAACTGAATTACCAAAACCATTGAATTATGATGACATAGATTCTTCTTTTGAAGAATTTGTGAAGGAAGAAGTTGCAAAATTCAACAATACTATTTATCCGGTCTTTACTCTTTACAGCAATCAGAGATTCAGTGAATATTCTCAGAATTGGGAACATACGGATGAGGATGGTAATCTATTACTCAATTTTGTTACAGTCAACAGAGATAGTAACCCAAAACCCGGTTCTAACCAAGGTGAACTGTGGAACATACCGGGAGACAGATACTATACAATGCTTATAAAGGATGTGCTTGATGATAACGGAACGGAAAGTTATGAGATATATTCGATGAAACAGCCTTATGCAGTCGATTTGAGTTATCGTATCAATTTCATGACTTCAACCTATGAAAACATCAATGACTTCAACAACCGTATTAATGAACTGTTCAAGGCAAGACAATGCTATATAAGACCTAATGGCCATTTTATACCTATGATTGTAGAGGAAATAAATGATGAAACATCTTATAGTATAGATGAACGTAGATTCTTCCTTCAATCAATAGGAATTAAAGTGATGGCATATATCATCAATAAAGAGGATTTCAAGGTCGAGAAGAAACCAAAACATATAATGATGTTTATGGAAGGCGATGCAAAAAGACCTACTCCAACAGTTGATATTGATGAATATGAAGGAAATAACCCATTAGAATACCGTTCAGTTGACCTTACAGTTAATTTCAGTGAATATTATGAAAAGGTTGAATTTGATATTGATAGCGATTTAGTCGTTGAAACTATGTCAAAGACCAACGTAAGAAGTATAAGAGTTTTCGTTAATGATACTATATACTACATTGAAAAGGGATTTAAGTTGAAGAACGGTGATAATGTTAAGATAAAGATAAATAAATACGACATATCTGATAAGGCAACCATTGTTTTCAATGGATATAATCCGAATTATGTCTATAACTCTGAAGTCACTCCCGAAAAGGTGAGTGATGAAGCCGTTAAACATGAGGAAATAAATATTGATTAATATTAATTCGTTATTCTATCTTTATTTTTGAAGTTATGACAGTCCTAGGACCTTGTCTACGATATGTCTACTACCAGAAATTTTTTATTTAATTAAAAAATAAAAAATTAGTTTCTGGGACCTAGGTCCAAAAAGATAAGAAAATATATAAAAGAAAAGAAAAAGTAAAATGAAGAAAACTTCTCAGATTTACAAGTTCATTGAAGCGAACCGTTCATTGGATAAACTCATGTCTCAGAATTTGGAATATCCTATAAAGACTGCATACAATATAGTTAAATCAAAGAAAGAGTTGGACGAAGCAATTGACTATGTTATGGAAAGGTTCGGTATTGTATGTGGCAATAATGTTGATTTTGAAAATATCTCAGATGAACAGAACGTTATTTTAAGCGGAATATTGTCACAAGAGATAGAGATAGACTTACCGGATATACCTATAAATGATATCGTTTCAAACGATAATGTAACTGTATCAACCTCAGACATAGAAAATATAATGTTTCTCTTTGGAAAAAATGACTAATAAATATCAGTTACGAGTACTTTTAGGTTTTGAAATGATATTTATTATAAAATAATTTGTTAAACAAAATAGAATAAATGGCAAATACGAATAATAATAACGCAAGACAGACTCACGTAAGTCCTGGTATATACACAAAGGAAACCGACTTGACTTACGCATCAAAGTCTCTTGGTATTACTACTTTGGGTCTTGTCGGTGAAACTGTAAAAGGTCCTGCATTTCAGCCAATAACAATTGAAAATTGGAGACAGTACCAACAGTATTTCGGTGGAACAAATACTGAGAAATACAGAGGAAGCCAATATCCTAAGTATGAATTACCTTATATTGCACAGTCGTATCTCAAACAGTCAAATCAACTTGAAGTATGCCGTGTTCTTGGTCTTTCTGGTGTTAATGCCGGTCCTGCTTGGATTGTAACTGCTAAGAAAGAAAATGGAACTTATAATAACATGGTTGTGTTTGTACTTCGTTCAAGAGGTGAACACAAGAAGGCTGCTTTCTTACGCCATCCAACCGAGGAAGATAAGAAAAACGGAATTTGTAATGACGTTTATGAGTATGACGGAATTGTGTACTATGCATCAGCAGTTTCACTTGCCGAAAGCAAAACACTTGAGTTCGGTAATGAATGTAGTCCAAGTGCAACGACTGTAGATGGTGACTTTAAAGTTAATGTTAATAACTACGGACGTTTTACGATTGTTGTAACCACTAATACCGGTGCTACAAAAAAATACTCTGTATCACTTAATCCGGGTGAAAAGAACTATATAACTAATGTTCTTGGTACAAATCCTGAAATTGGCGAATCTGAGGTTTATGTTGAAGAACTTTATGACGTTGCATTGGAGCAGTTAATTGAGAGAGGTGAAATTGACTCCATTAATGGTACACCTACCGAATATAAACTTACTTACATTGTACCTAAGTATGAAGAAGTGGATGATATTCTTACTTATGAAGAAGACTTGCTTACAAGAAAAGACGTTGGCAAACGTTTCCTTTACAGTTCATCACTTTCAAAGAATGGTAATGATGTAGCACTCAATGTCCACGTATCTACTGATAAAGGTAAAAATTGGGTTGAAATGGCCGGTACTGTAGGTCATATATATACTGTAATTCCATTTACTACATCAGAGGGTACACGTAAATACTACTATGGTGAATATAATAGTACTGAAGCAAATGTCGGTGACGAATGGAAACCTGAAATACTTACCACTGCAAGAGATGTTGACCCGACAAGCCATATTTTTGACAATGCAGTTAAGGTTAGGTCTTATGAGTCGTTCTTTGTCCTTGAGGATGGTGATGTTAAACCGGTTACTCTTGATATGAACAACTATAAGGAACAGTTCAGATATGCGTCTACTCCTTGGATATTGTCAGAAATGAAGGGTGATGGTGAAAATGTTGAACTTAATAGACTTTTCAGATTCCATACTATTTCTGATGGTAATACTGCAAACACAGAAGTTAAGGTTTCTATTGAGAATATTGACTCTGAATATGGTACGTTCGATGTGATTGTACGTGATTTCTATGATACTGATAACGCACCTGTTGTATATGAAAGATATAAGGGTGTTAATCTTATCCCTGGTGACAAGAATTACATTTCATTAAGAATCGGTTCATTCGATGAGGAATATGAAAATATGTCTAACTATATTACTGTTGAGGTAAATGAAAATGACAAGACAAAACAGTCAATTCCTGCCGGTTTCATGGGTTATCCAGTGAGAAATTATAAGAGTGGTATTGCTATACAGAATGCAGAAACAAAACCACTTAAACCATTCTTACAATATAATACTAACGTAGATGCAGACATCAGAATCAATAAGCAATATTTTGGTCTTTCTAATATTACCGGTATCGATGAAGATATTTTGAAGTATAAGGGTGTCGAGGCGTATGATGAGGAACCTGATGGACTTACTCCATGTTTCCACCTTGATGCACGTATTCTTGAAACTGCTTATAAGACAAAATATAACCTTACACAGAATGTATCAATTGATGGTATCGGTGGTTATGATTTCGTAACTGTTGGTGCTGAGAATCAGACAATGTTTGGTATTGAACCAAGAATCGGTGATTTGGAAACCATGATGGGTACAATCTATGAGGATAAGAGATACCGTAAGTTCACTCTTGCTTTCTGCGGCGGTTTCGACGGATGGGATTATTACCGTACTTCAAGAAGTAATTCAGATGACTTCAAATACACTAAGTATAATGGAAAGATTGATAGGCAGAGTGGTGTCGGTACGATGCTTTCTGTAATTAAGAATCCTGAAAACTACGGTTTCGGCGAAGGTGAAAAGATTCTGAACTCAGACTTCTATGCTTATCTTTCTGCTTACAGACAGTTTGCTAATCCTAAGACAATTGACATTAACGTGTTTGCAACACCGGGTATTGACTATGTTAATCAACCAGCACTTGTAGGTGAGGTTATAACAATGATTGAAGAGGAACGTGCAGACTCAGTATATGTCGTTACGACACCTGATAAACCATATGGTGCAAGTGATGCCGAAGGTGATATGTTTACACCATCTGATGCCGTTAATAACCTCGATGATTCAAATATCGACAGTAACTATACTTGCTCATACTATCCTTGGTGTAAGTACTTTGACGAGGATAGCAACAAGTACATCTATCTGCCACCAACACGTGACGTAGTACGTAACTTTGCTTATACTGACAACACTAAGTATCCTTGGTTTGCCGCAGCAGGCTGGTATCGTGGTGAGATTGAGGACAAGGGTGTTAAGCCTAAGAAGTCTTTGAAACTCGGTGAACAAGATACACTTTATGCTGGACGTTTGAACTTCATCAATACTTTTGCAAAAGAAGGTATGAAGATTTGGGGTGATAAGAACATGCAGGTTCGTGAGAGTCAGATGAATAGGATTTCTAAGAGAAGATTGCTTATCCGTATTAGAAAACTTTGCTCTATCGCTTGTATTGGTCTTATTTTCGACCCGAACGACAACACAACGAAGCAGTCATTTGAAAGTGCAATCACGCCAATCCTTGACAATATCATGGCAAATCGTGGTATTACCGATTGGAGACTTGAAATTGATGACAGTCAGGAGGCACGTGACAGACTTGAGTTACCTGCTAAGATTTATATTAAACCACAGCCTAACCTTGAATATATTGATATTAACTTCGTTATCACCAGTCAGGGTACTAATTGGGATGATATTTAAAAAAAAATAATTTTAAAATACTTTTAATTGAACTCTTACAAAAAAGTAAGAGTTCTTTTTTTTTGTAATTTTAACTAAAAATATTTTGTTTTTAAGAAATTATATAGTATATTTGCAATTAGAAAAAGTACTTTTTGTAGTTTTAAAATATTTATATATAAATAATACTTTGAGATTATGTTAAAATTTGAAGACGTTATTAATAAAGCACGTGAGATACACGGTGATAAGTACGATTATTTAGAAGATAGTTATGTTAATATGCATACTAAGATGAAAATTTATTGCCATGAGCATGGATGGTTTGAGCAATCTCCGTCTAAACACATTCATTCACGGCAGGGTTGCCCTAGATGCAGAGGTTTGTATAAAACTACAGAAGAATGGATAGAATTAGTTAAAAAAGTACATGGTGACAAATATGATTATAGCAAGTCTGTATATAAAGGAAGCCATAAAAAAGTTTATATAATCTGCCCTAAACATGGTGGATTCTGGCAGATTGCCAAAGACCATTTGACTGGTGAGGGTTGTCCAAAGTGTAAATTTGAAAAGATATCATTATTAAAAAAATCTAATAATGAACAGTTTATAGAAAAGGCAAGACAGATATGGGGAGACTGGTTTGATTATTCAAAGGTTATTTATGAAAAATCAAATAAAAAAGTTTGTGTTATTTGCCCGATTCATGGGGAATTCTGGATAACACCAAATTCTCATTTACGTGGTTGTGGATGTCCAAAATGTGTTGGCAAGAATAAGACTACTGATGAAATAATACAGGAGTTTTGTAAGGTTCATGGTGACAAGTATGATTATAGTAAAGTTAAATATATTGATGCAAAGACTAAAGTTTGTATAATCTGCCATGAGCATGGCGAATTTTGGCAGTTGCCTTATGCACATCTCGTAATGAGACAGGGATGTCCTAAATGTTCCATGAGTCATATGGAAAATAAAATTGATAGATTATTAACAGAAAATAATATTGAACATTTTTATGATACAAATATAAATGGTCTTTTAAAAAGACAAAGCGTTGACTTTTATATTCCAGAATATAATACTGCCATTGAGTGTCAAGGAGGTCAGCATTTTTATCCGGGATTTAATCGTAATGATATTAAAAAAGCAATACAAATACATAATAATGTAAGAGTAAGAGACATTAAGAAGAATCAAAAATGCAAAGACAATGATATAAAATTAATATATTTTACTGATATTATAGATTTACCATCTGATGTTTTTATAAATAAAAAATATCAGGGAATATATAATGAAACAAATTTAATAACAGATGTAGAAAAGTTAATACAAAAAATAAAAGGAGAGATAGAATAGAATCTCTCCAATTATATATTTTATTTTAAAAGAAATTTTATTAGAAACTGAGGATACAGTACTGGGGGCGTAATGTTAATGTCCATGTACTAAGTGAATCATCATCGTAACTTAACTCACCGCCACTTGCAGAAACAATCATTGCTGATTTTATAATCCATTGGCTTACAGCAGTTCCGGTTGGGTCCAACATCTCTAAGATGAGGTCTCTTTTGTATGCAGCAGCATAACCTTGACGTCCGGTAACTGATTCTGAATGAAGACGTACCCATTCCATGATGGCTTGTGATGCCGATGGACCGATTGGGTCACGTAACTCACATGTAATTTGTTCCCATAAGTAACGTCCAACTACCCAGCTTGAAGTATTCAAGAAAGGAATTTCGGTTTCATTTTGTGTAATTGTAGGACGTGAGCATGATGCCACCCACCATTCCTGTATTCCTAAGTCAGATGGGAATCTAAGCAAAAATCGATTTTTGCGAAGTGGCTCGTATTCAACCGGCATTTTCAAAAGTAAATCCATATTATATCAATTTTAAACTTTTATTCTTATTATTTTCAAATATAAATATGTTAAAAAATGTTTTTTCCTTGTTTTTTTCAATATTTTGTAGTATTTTTGCAAATGGAATTAATATATATAAGTAAGTAATATATAAAATTATATGACAAAAGAGGAAAAATTTGAAAGGTTTAAATTAAAGGCAATTAAGGTGCATAAGGGATATTATATATATGACAAAGTTGATTATATTAATAGTACTAAAAAAGTATGTATAATTTGTCCTTTACATGGTGAATTTTGGCAGACACCGGCTGCACATGTGAGGGGAGAACATTGCCCTTTATGTGCTAATAAAAAACGTGGAGATACTTTTAGAGGCAGTAAGGATAATTTTATTTTAGAGGCAAGAAAAACACATGGTGAACTATATGATTATTCGAACGTGAAATATGAAAGCATGATGAAGCCAGTTGAAATAATATGCAGAAAACATGGTTCTTTTTGGCAAATACCAATGCAGCATGTTAAAGGACAAGGATGTCCTAAATGTGCCGGACGCTATCGGACAAATGCAGAAGTTGTTGAAAGAATGAAGAACTCACACCCAAATGAAGAATATGATTATTCAAAGGTCGAGTTCACAAAAATGCATAATAAAGTCTGTATTATTTGTCATAAAAAAGATAAAAATGGTATAGAACACGGCGAATTTTGGCAAACTCCGGCAAAACATATTGTCGGTAGGGGTTGTCCTAAATGTGGAAATGAAAGAAAAAATGCCAATAGAAAAATAACAGTAGACAAGTTCAAGGAAAGAGGTAATGAATTATTCAAAGGATTTTATGATTATCAATATGTAAATTTTAATGATTTGCATGATAAGGTGAAAATAATTTGTCCTGTTCATGGTGAGTTTGAACAATATACTTGTGACCATCTTAATGGGCATGGCTGTCCTAAATGTGCTGTTGAAGATAGTAAGTTAAAAACCAATGAATTTATAAAAAGAAGCAACGAAATACACGATAATAAGTATGATTATAGTAAAGTGAAATGTAATGGTACTAAAAATAAAGTTTGCATAATTTGTCCTGAACATGGAGAGTTCTGGCAAACAGTAGAAAGTCATTTAAAAGGTTGCGGTTGTCCTAAATGTGGCAAGATAATTTCAAAGAATGAAGAAGAACTGTATCAATTTGTATGTAATCTTGTTGGTTCTGATGAAGTTGTAAGAAATGACCGTGATATACTTAATGGTAAAGAAATTGATATATACATACCATCGTTAAAAGTAGGAATTGAATATAACGGTGTTGTATGGCATTCTGAGAAGTTCGGTAAAGGGAAAGATTACCATATAGACAAACTAAATACTGCATTGAAAAACGGTATAAAACTAATTCAGATATTTGAGGATGAATATATTGACCATAAGAACATTGTATTTGGAAAAATACGACATTTATTAGGGTTTGACAATTATCAGCAGAAGATATTTGCAAGAAAATGTGAGATTAAAGAAATTGAAAGAAACGTTGCAAAGGGATTTTATGAAACAAACCATATACAAGGTTATGCAAAATCAACAAAACATATAGGTGCCTTCTATAATGGTGAGTTAATCGGTGTTATGTCATTCAATTTAATAAAAAAAGAAGGAAGTGATTGGGAATTAACGAGGTTCGCAACTGATATAACGAAACTATGTTGTGGTGTCGGTGGAAAACTATTTAATTACTTTGTAAAGAAATATAATCCGTCGTATATAAAATCATTCGCTGATAGACGTTGGACACTCGACAAAGATAATAACTTATATACAAAGATGGGTTTTGTGTTAGAAGACATTTTAAAACCGGAATACAGATATATAGAAAGTAGTGGATATCAGAGAATACATAAATTTAATTTCAGAAAACAACGGTTAAGTAAATTATATAATTTGCCGTTAAGTATGACTGAAACTGAGATGTGTGATGAGATTGGCGTTTATAAAATTTGGGATTGTGGATTGCTAAAATATGTGTGGAAAAAAATAAAAATGCAGTAGTTATTTACTGCATTCTTTTTAATATGTTTAAAACATTATCTCTTACATCCATTTCAAGTTTTCTTATGACTTCATATCCACCACCACCATAACAATTTTTATCTGTGACACATGCCATATCATATTTGTCATATACAGCATCAAGTATGTCATCTGTTAAGATATCTTGCCAACAGTTATGGACTTCATTTTCTATGATGTCAGGATTATTAAGCATATCTTTTTCATCAAATTGATTTAAGACATGTTTGCTTAATACATTAATTGCTTGTTTATATTTAGCATCATTGTGTTCAGCCCATTTGTCTATATTAACTTCTTTTAATACTCTTTTTACAGATGTAGCAATAATATTATGAAACTGACTTTCGGTTAGTCTTATACTTTTCTTAGTCATTTTACAATAAATTTATAAAAGGTATTATACAGTTTGTTGTGGCTGTTTTTCTGCTTTGTTTGCACTTTCTGCCGCCTTATCTACTGTTTGCCAAATTTTCTTAAGCAGTTGGTAACTTTCCGAAGTCGGGTTATTTGCAAGTTTTGCAACTCCTTTAAGTGCCAATACTCTTATTTGGTCAATTAAAGGTTTAATTTCAGCATCGATTGGTGATACGTTCTGTGCTACCTTTTCATCTTCTGCTGACTGGAATGGTGTTGTATCAGCCGTTGGTGATGGTTGACTATTACCGAGGTCTGCCTTTGGTGGCAGTTGGTCAACATCTGCCATAGGGTCGTTATTTTCTCCGAAGACGAGGCTTTCAACGGTCAGAGAAGGCGTTTTATCTCTGAGAATAAGTTTCATTTCCTCAATCAGATTTTTATTATCTTTTGTATTCATATCTTTAAAAACGTTCTTAAATTATATATAATAAATATGTGTGAAAATTAAAATTATTGTAATTATAATATTGAAATATATTCATTTTTAATGAAGCAACCGGTAAAAGGTGGAAAGAAAATAAAAAGAAAAGTAAATACCGTTAAAACTGTTAGTCACAATCCATTCCGTAAGAGGAATCATACGCAGGAATACGGCACTTCAAAATTGGAGTATGACTTTGCACATGATTTCTTGGATAAATTGGGATTAAAATACGTGTATCAGTTTGAAGCAAAGGATATTAAGAGGTTTTTTGACTTTGCTGTTACCGCTGAAGAGAATTATCCATACAAATATGTGTTGAAAGAAGGTATTAACAGTATTGACCAAGATGCACAATTATTCATTCCTAATTTCTTAATCGAGGTGGACGGAGATTATTTTCACAGTAATCCATTATTGGTTAAGGAGAACGAACTTAATCCTATGCAGAAACATAACAAGTTTGTTGATAGATTAAAGGATGAATGGTGTGGTATGCATTGTATTCCTTTATTGAGAATATGGGAGAATGATATAAGGAAAAACCCAAAGAAAGTTATTGACATGATTTGCGAGTATTCATTGGCTGCTAGGAAAAGACAAATGATAAAGGAGAATAGGAAAAGACCACATTAAATGTTGATATTAAGTCAATTATATATTAGGTTTATATTAAGATATTTCGCAATTAATATGATTAATAAAGACATAACAAAAGAAATAAAGAAATCACAAGTAGAACTTCAGAATGTAGAATTTGTTTCTATAAGAAATTTCTATATAAGATTTTATTTCAAGAATGAATTTAATATACCATCATACTGTGTTGCGTCGTTCGAAGAAACAGCAAACAAAGAATTTTCTGTTGTAATACGTGAACTTGTTGGCGGTGATGATTTACTATATAATTTGAAAAAAATGAAAAATCGTCGTTTTTCTTTATTTAAACATGACACATTTACTTTGGATAAGGTTGTTACTGACAAGGGTTTTGAACCATTATACTGTGTAACATATAAAAAATGTTTTATAAAGAAAGTTTTATCGGAAATTAACAATTATACTTCTGATGGTGTTATGTCTTATAGAATTATATGTGGATATAAAGATACGGATTACGAAGGCGTAAAATATGTTTAAATAAAAACAAAAATTATAATAATTGGAATGAGGGCAGTATTATATGTGCCATACAGTAATGGTGATGCAAGGAATGGTTTCAAGTATGACAAGGAGATAAGTCAGAAAGAATATGCCAATGCTATGGTTGAATATTATAATCAGCATAAGGACGGTATTGACAGTGTATTCATGAGTAAGGGTTTAGGACGTAATATTGCTGTTAATCCATTTAGGAAAGAAAAGGTAAAATATAATCAGCAGACGTTCTATTATCAACCGGTTGAAGCAAAAGTGTTTGATATTGATGGAAAAGATGAGAAAATAGACGAATTAATACAATTTTACAAGACTGGTGAACAGTTCATTGTGATTATTGCATTACTTAATCTTTCTTCTGCTGATGAAAGTGGTGAACTTGAAAGCGATATAAAGGCTTGGACAAGGGAAAGTGTTAAGATAAACAGAACCAATAAGATGACGGAAGATGAAAAGATAAAAAGTCTTTCAAAGAAGAGCCTTAAACTTAAGTTCAAGGATTCTAAATCAAGTGCAATCTTAAAGAATTGCAAGATGATTGAGGTCTATTCAAGAAACAAGTTTGCGTTACTTGTTGAGAGTATAGATTTTGTTCAAGAATAACGTTATTAAAATAAGATATATCTTAAAAAAAAATTAAAAGAACATGGATGTAATTAACAGTAATGGTAAGATGACCCCGGAGGAATTTGCTGAAAGAAGAAAGAGGGAATTGGCTATACTTAAGGCTTCAAATCAGATGTTGGAAGAGGCCAAGAATAATCTTATTTCAATGAATGAAGAAGACATTGATATTATGAAGTACGCCGGCACACAGGAATTGTCAAAGAGTGATAAGATAAAGGCTATTGAAGAGGCTCAGAAGGAGAACTTAGCAGCCGGTGAAGCATTTTATGGTGCTTCTGAAAAGGAAATCAATGATGCAACTTATTTTGAACCGGATAATGCTGCTGTAAAGGCTTATAAAAGAAGACTCAAGATGAAGGGTATTACTGATGAACAATTACGTAATAAAAAGTTGAATACTGCTTCTTATTCAAATGAAGACACACCCGATGATGGTCTTATCGAAGATTATACTGGAAGTGGTAAGAAGAAAACAACAAGACGTAAGAGAGTAACTAAGAAAACAAAAGAAGAAGAAACAAGTCAATATGAAGAAAAAGCACCTGAGATTACGGTATCACAGAAAGAAACAATTGAAGTAGTAAAACCAGAGCCTGTTGATGTGAAGAAGGAAACCGAAATTGTTACAAATGAGAATATTGAAGATGACTCTTATGATTTTGATGTTAATAGTATTCCTGATTATGTACAATATGATGTTATTCCTTTACCTTCAAACGGACAATGTTATAAGCATAAGAAAGGCAGATTACCAGTTGCTTATCTGACCGGTTCTGATGAGAACATCATTGCCTCTCCGAATATGTATCGTGATGGTAAGTTAATTGACATTATTTTGAAGAGAAAAGTACTTGATAAGACAATCAATGTCGATGAATTAGTGGCCGGCGATAGGGATGCAATAACTCTTTGGTTAAGGGCAACGGCATACGGTCCGGAGTTCCCAATTACTGTGACTAATCCAAATACTGGTAAACAGTATGATACTTCTGTTGATTTATCTAAGTTCAAATTCAATGACTTTGAATTGAAAGGTGATGAAAATGGTTTGTTTGAATATAATGTTGGTAAAAATATAATTAAATTTAAGTTTTTGACAAAGAATGATGAGAACGAACTTAGGGAGAAACTGATGAATCAGATTTCGGACAGTGAGAAAATAAGTATTCTCCGTGATGTGATGTCAATTAAGGAATCTCTTGCGAGGGTTGACATTGATGATGAAGAACGTAAGAACCTTAATGAAGATATTGAAGAAATTAGGGAAGTAATCGGTGAATCGGTTAATGAGAATGAAGATGTTGATGTCTATCCTAAGACTGTTACCGAACAGATGATTATGCATACCGTTTCAATTAATGGAAATACTGATGAGGAATACATTAGGAATTTTATTGAAAATATGAGAGCCGGTGATGCAAGAAAATACCGTGACTATATTGTTAATAATCGTCCGGGTGTTGATTTCAATATAAAGATTGACGTACCTAAGAGCGATGGAGGTGGCTCTTTCAATACGTTTCTTAGAATCGACGATTCTATTTTCATCACCTACTAATTTTGAAAAGAATCTCAAAACCGAAATGTGGCTTTGCCATGAGCATATGAATTTGTCAATGACTGACATATATAATATGCCGGTAGCAGACAGAAAATCATACATTGCCATACATAATAGGGAGATTGAAAAACAAAAGGAAAAACTTAAGATTAAGAAACCGAAAGGCAAATAATAAAGAATATAGTCCAATTATCAGATAAATAATGGTATTTGGACTATTTATGTTTATATGAATTAAAAGCATTTAATGGCAAACATTTCCGACGAAAAATTAAATCATTTAATTGATAAAATAGGTAAATTAACATATGCACTTGAACATCAAACTGTAAAGAATGAAAGTTCAAGCAGGAGACGTTCATATGATGATTGGTATAAAGAAGGTAGAAAAAAAGAATGGGGTGATTTAACTGATAAAGATTTATCTAAAATACAGAACAAGAAATATAAAGAGACCAACAGTCTTAAAAAAGAATATGATGATTTAGGAAAAGAACTTAGTGATAAGGGAAAAAAAGATAAAATTAGAATTAAAGAATTAGAGGATTTGAAAAAAAATACTTTGTTATTGTCGGAAATGACAAAGTATGATGAAGAAATTAAAAAAATTAAGGAAGAAACAAAAAAGTTAGAGAAAGAAAGACAAGAAATATTAAAGAAAAAAACAGAATTAGAAAAACAGAGTTTAAAGGAATATTATCAAGAAAAAAACCCAAGACAAGGAGAACCAAAAGAGGGTACTAAAAAAGCGTGGAGACGTTTATCAAAAGAAGATAAAAAGGGATATGGTAGTTTTGATAACTACCGCCAAAGTGTTGAAGATAAGCGTGCTTCAAATCTTATTGATGAATATGATTTAGGGGATACGGCTGTTGGAAAATATGCTAGAAGTAGAATAGATTTTAGAGACCGTATACGTAGTTATGGAAGAATGGGCGAAGCCATGCAGGGTGAAACTGGTAAAAAAATAGCCGGTGCTGTTTTTGGTCATGGCAAAGCCGGTGCTGCTGCAACTAAGGCATTGGGTGGATTTGGAAAGGGGTTAACAGCCGCTTCTAAGGCACTTGGAAAATTTGTACCTGGCTTGAATATACTTTTAGCCGTTATAGATGTTATGCATGGTATTGGCGAAGTTATGGGTGAATGGAAAAAACATAACGCAAATATCATAAAATACCAGACACAATATGAAAAATTAACATATGAACATGATAAGCAGATAGCAAATTTGGAAGTAGAACAACAAGTTTCTGAAATTGAATATGATAAGGATATTCAAATGAAAATGCTTGACGTTCAAGGTCAGAATATGCTTGAAGCAATTGACATACAGAATAAACAAATTACTAATTCTGTAAGTGCTGCTGTTGGTGGAATAACACAGGGTATAACTGAATCCGCATATCAAGCCGCAAGTAATCAGATAGATTATCAAGCCGATTATTTAAAATATCTTAAAGGTAAAGAAACAAGAGAAGGTGAGCAAGAACGTTATCGTGCTGTAAGAGGTGGTGAATTTAGTAGGGATATTGCATTAAATCGTGCTGAACGTAATATTGTTGATATAACGTATCAGAGTGGAGTATTACAGAATCAGTTAGAAAAAGAACATTTTTTACAGAATCAAGTAGCGAGGGCTGCAAGTGTTGATAATTTGTTAAAATTTGCTAATCCATCTACAATTGGTGAGGGGTTAGGTAATTTAACAGCAGGTGTTGCAGCATTTACTAATACAGATAGTCACCATAGGGCAATTTCAGATGGAAAAAATGTTAGTTGGGGTGGAACTTCTGAACCTGCGGCAAATGTAAATCCTGTAAGTGGTGGTGGTTTCCAAAGTGCTGGAAGAATAAACGATAACGGTGTCGGAAAAACAGCCCTTAACGGAGCAGGTGTATTAGTATTAGGAAAAGGTTGGTTAGAAGGTAAACAAGCAGAAGAAACAGCACAACTTGATAATACAATTGAATCATGGAAACGTACTGCTGATTGGCAGAAAACTGTAATTGACCTACAGTATAAGCAAACACTCACACAAGAGAAAGCAAGTAAGGAATTAATTGATGAACAAGCAAAACTTGCAAAAGATGTTTATGACAAAGAGATAGAAAAGTGGCGTGAGATTGAAAAAATATGGCTTGGTGCGGCTCAAAAAATAGAAGAATATTGGAAAGGCGTTGATGAAAAAACTAATATTACCGCATTAAATCAGGGTATTTTAACTAAAGAACAAAGAACTAATTTCCAAAAATATCTTCAAAACATTACTAATAATGTAGCCTCTTATTATGGAAAAACCGCCGTAGAAGTCGCTGCAACTCAAGCACAGTATTCTGAAGGTACCGGACGTAATAAGACAATGGGAGAAGGTGACTATGAAAAATTGTATTATATGGGTACAAGGATTGGTGACGATAGCCTTGCAGCTGAATATGGTTCACGCATGGAAATTTTCAATCATGGCGTTGAAACAAGCGTAGACCTTCTTGATGAAGCCCTTGACGATGTAAATAGAATTGGACTTAACGGTAAAAAGTATGCAAAGGATTTAGTAAATAATCTGAAATTAGCACAAAAGTATAATTTTAGAGGTGGTACTAAGGAACTTATGCAAATGGCTAAATGGGCGCAACAGACACGTTTTAATTTAAGTAGTCTTAGTGGAATGATTGATAAAGTGCAGGAAGGTGGCCTTGAAGGTACTATTACGCAAGCAGCCGGTTTCCAAGTACTTGGTGGACAAGCAGCCATTAACAGTGACCCACTTGGAATGATGTTTGATGCATGGGCAGACCCACAAGCATATGCAAAAAGAATGCAAGATATGACAAAAGGCTTCGGAAGATTTAACAGTAAAACTGGTGAAACTGAATTTAACATTAATGAAAGTATGCAAATTGCACAGATGGCAAAGCTTCAAGGCCGCAGTGCAGAAGAACTTCGTGGTGAAATAATGCAAAGAAATAAACAAAATTCCGTAAACAGACAACTCTCTGAATATGCCAATTTCAATGATGAACAAAAAGCAATGATTTCAAATAAGGCTGAATACAAAGATGGAAGGTGGGTTGTTAAAATGAATAATGGTGAATCAATGGATGTTTCTAAATTATCTGCCAACGATTTAGAAAATCTTATGCCACAGGGACATGAAGAACGTATGGAGGCTTTACAAAAGGAAGGTGTTGGATATTTACGTGAAATTGTAAGTTATGCAAAACAAACAAGTGGTGAAGAAGAGAGAGAGAAGGGTTCTTATGCGTTAGAACTTTGGGATAAATTACAGGATGAAACGAGGCAACGTATTGAAAATATGCATAATGCTTTTATCCAAGAATTCGAAACAAACACTTCTTTACTTAGTGAATCCATTAGTAAGGCGACTAATGCACAAGAAAGTTATCTTGGAATTTATACAGCAAATGCTGAGACTCTAAAGGAAGGACAATCTAATTTTGATGAAGCCGCAGGTAAAATAACTGATGGATTAAATAATTTGGCGGCTGTAATTGAAGGTGCTATTACTCGCATTAATGGTGCATATATTACAGATTGGACGCAAGGACATACAAGATATACAAGTCCTAATGCTACACCTGTTACACCGGTTAGTAAACCGACCAGTTCAAATGTAAGTAGGACTATAGTACCTCGCGGAGCGTATGATGGAAATGCCGATGAACTTCCGGATGGTGTCGTGTCAGCAATGGGTACACCAATGTTTGTTAGTGCAAAACAAGTGACACCTGTTCGTGATGGTGCTGCAAAGATGGCTAAGACTGATGCAAGAGATACTGCTTTGTTTGCCAAAAATGGCGGACCGTTTGATAAATTATTCAGTGGTGTTCTTAGTAGGGTTAATACAATATACGAGGAAGTTGTTGACCCGATGAGTGTATATGGAAGTACCTCAAACGGAAATGATTCACCATCAAATATTAGTCTTAATATTAATGGTAAATTAGAATTAACCGGTGAAAATGGTCAGTCTATTAATATTATAGAAGAGTTGAAACGTAATCCGATGTTTGTACGTCAGATTACAGAAATGATTGTATTGCAGATGAATAATAATACACATGGTGGAAGAAATGAATTATTCCATAACAGATTTAGCGGTTAATTTTTCATCTTATTATGTGAGTGAATTAGTTTAAAAAAGCAAATTTAAACTATATATTTATAAAGATTGGTAATAATATATAATGGCGTTAAAAATAGGTAGAGGTGATGTAACCGCTGGTTTTAACTATGGCATTGATGTAATTAATAATGCTGTTAGGGATATTAGAGGTGTAACCGATGAGTTCATCAATAATGCTCTTGGTATGAAAATTGATGAAAGAGTTGATTTTAATGACTTGAACTACAGATTTATGCAAAAGTTCATGGCCGTTAATATCAACGAACGTGATATTACCATGTCTATTCTTGGTCAGGACGCACATTTGTTTGGAGACCCTAATGCTGTTAGTGGTCAAGCACAAAGACCTTCATATGCTGAAGGAATGAACTATATTGATGAGTTCGTAACTACGGCTGGTGGTGATGAAAAGGGTGGTATAAATACAACAAGGTCTTCTGATTTAATCGGTCCGAATAACCCTTATAAGAAGATTACCAATCTTTATCCTGATGAACTTGATTCCGGATATGGTAAGGATTTCCATAAATGGAATTTAAATGAAAATAAAAATTCGATATTATATAAGACAAAGAAACTGTTTGTCGATAAGAAGATAAACAGTATCATATCTAAGTTTGGAACTGATGCAGATGGTGGCGGTTCAAGCGTAGGCAGTCCTGGCGATGTAGTAACTGGTGAATATGGTATGTCACATGGTAGAAACCTTTTAAAAAGAGGTGCTGAAGAGAATGGACAAAGATATGAAATAAATGGATATAATAATCCGTATTGTCGTGTTTGGACACACCATTATCAATATGATAGACTCAATAAATTAATAAGACCTTTTGTTAGTGAGGAGGGAAGTGAAGGATTTTCTGCTTTTGAGGCTTTGGAAGGTCTTCATATGTGGAACGGTTTTGAACAGCAATCCGAATACATAGAAAGAAAGGTCAAGAATGATAAAGGTGAAGAAACAACTGAATATATTCAGAAACAAGCCGCAGGATGGAAAAGTAAGGTTGAAAATGATGGCGGTTGGAAAAAATCAGTATTAAATAATAACGGATTTGTAAATATCACACCTAAATTTCTTGGTGGTGGTAAGAAAAATATACATACAAAGGATTGTATGTTTTCAATAGAAAACCTTGCATGGCGAGGCTATGACCCTTATTCTTTTGAAAATGCATTATCATGGGAACAGAGAGGTCCACTTGGGGGAAGAATAATGTGGTTTCCACCTTACGGTTTGTCATTTAATGAAACAACACAAGCCAATTGGTTACCAAATTCATTTATTGGACGAGGTGAGGATGTATATACCTATGTTAATACTGTAAGAAGTGGTACATTAAGTTTCATTATGCTTACAGACCATCCGTCAATCATTGACTATGCAAACTGGTATGATAAGAAATCAGACAACGATTTGAAAGATACTGACTTACTTAGATTTTTTGCCGGTTGTGATAAGAGTGCTGTTTTAGATGCTGTTAAACCAACGCCATTGACGGATGAATATACTCAGAAGATAACAGAAGAGGAAGAAATTAAGAAATTAGATGTCAATCCTATTCCTGAGCCTACACCAGAACCTGAGATACCTGATGTTGAAAAAACCATACAGTTCTATGTGTTCTATCCGAATAACTATTCTGGATGCTATGATGGAATAACCTCAACTTCACCTGTTGATGCAATAGGATACCTTTTATTTGGAAAAGGGTGTAATAAGAAATATGATGGTACTGATGAAAACTTTGGTGAAGATTTAGCAATTCATTTTAATTTGGATAACGGGGCTATTATTGGTGAAGATTATGAAAGCAATATCGGTAATGGTTATGAAATGATTGGTAGTGGTGTAAGTGTTGAAGAAGACAGTACAAAAAATTATATTGTAGGTTCTGCTTTAAGGTGGGCATCTTATAAAAACAAAAAATACAAACCAAATGAACAACGCAAATGGTTCTATCGTATAGACGGTGAGTATGAAGTACCTCAAAAGGGAGATAGAAATAAGAATACATATGACCAAATAATAAAACCTCAGAATTATGTAGACAATAAATGCTATGGTTTGAATTTGAAATCGAGTGCTGTTAAAAGTAGTGGATTGGTTGGCGAAGATGTTGAATTGTATTCGTTGGCTGAGGTAGCAGCGGCTTTAGCAAAGGGTTCATTTACAGAAGAATTTGACACTCCTACTTTTGAGGCTAAAAAAACATATGATAAATTAATTTCGTTGGGCGTGTCATCTGAAACAGTAGAGGATTTGACAGAACTCTTTTTTAGTGGTAAAATGGAACTTTCTGAGGTTAGGCTTAGTGGATATTCCAACTCACACGGTTTAAATAGTTCTAATGAGGTGAATAATGCCAGAAATAAGATATTGGCTGATGCAAGGGCTAATACTGTTAAAGAATGGATGTATCAATGGTTGGTTTTTGATGAATCAAAATTTGTTCCAGGTGATAATGAATGGGGCGTAGAAGTTGGTAAGAAAAATAGTCCAGATGCAAATAGCTTGACTGCTAAAATGTATCGTTCAACAAAGGTTGAAATGGTCTTTAATTCTGTAAAGACTGAGAGTTTAACTGAAACAAATGCTGAGGGTGATGAAGATACAACTGTTTATCAGAAATATACAGGTTTTACACCTACCGGAACAAAAGATGGAAAACAACTTTATAAAAATGAAGAGACAGGAGAACAATGGTATGAAACTGCTGATGGCGAACTGAGGAAATTAAACATAACTGAGGAAATTTCAGAACAACGTGGTAATACTAACATTCAATTCCATGAGGAACAGAATTATCGTGATTATCGCGGTAGAATGATGTTCATGTATACGACGGATAATGGCGATAATGAAACTAATAAGTTAAGATATGACCAAGAATATTATTTCTACAAACAGTTAGAAGAAACCAATCCGATTGTTTTTGAAAAACTCACAGATAAGTTGAAATTCTTTGACCCCGCTTTCCATTCAATGACACCGGAAGGATTTACTGAACGTCTTACATTCCTTAACCAATGTACAAGACAAGGAAATACTGTTACTTCTTCCGATATAAACGGAAAGACTGCAAGCAACCTTGCATTTGGTAGACCACCTTTCTGTGTTTTAAGAATTGGCGATTTCTATTATCAGACAATTGTAATTGATTCAATTAACATTGATTATAATGTGTCTGGTGGTTTGCAGTGGGATTTAAATCCTGAAGGTGCTGGTGTACAACCTATGTTGGCACAGATTAACATAAGTTTCAAATTCATTGGCGGTGGTGACTTAGGTGGACCAATTAGAAGATTGCAAAATGCCATGACATTCAACTATTATGCGAATTCGAGATTATTCGATAATAGGGCTGATAGAATTGAATATAATGGTGATGACAAGACTATGGGTGCATTAGACCACAGTGTTAATTCAAAGGAAAGTTTCGCTTATACTACACAAATGGCAAAATAAAATAATATGTGATGGAATATGGCTTATTACGATAGATATTCAAAGTTTAGAGTTGACGGTGAAATTAAAGTAGTACCTCGTATTAGGATTGCAAATGAGAATACTGATTTGCATATTGTCTATAATAAGGATAGAATGAGAATGGATATGCTTTCATACAAATATTATGGAGACCCTGATTATGGGTGGCTGATTTTACAAGCAAATCCATCCATTCCAAGCATGGAATATCTTATACAAGACGGCACTGTTGTGAGAATACCCTATCCACTTTCTACTGCAATTTCTCGATATGAGCAGTCAATTGATGAGTATAACAATGAAAATGAGTGATTTAACTTTAATTAACTATAAAAATTTGGTAAATTGAAAAATAAGTAGTAATTTTGTCTTAATAAACAAAGTTACTATTTTTTTATGAAAAAGATTATTTTACTTTTAGTTTGTCTTACAAGTCTTACAGTTTCAGCACAACGTAGGAATGCCAACGGTGAGAAGATGGTTTCAAAGTTGGAAATTGATAATTATAACATTGATGACGAATTATATGAAAAATCCGTTATTTCTTATGTTTATCAGAATAATAAGTTAGTGAAATTGGATAATTTAATTACATCATCGACAAGTGACATAAGAGTAAGTAAAAATACAGTTTCATATCATGTAACGTTTACATACAAAAATGGAAAAATATACAAACCAGTACCCAAATATGGTGCAGATTGTGATTATGCTTATGAATATATATTGAATGGTGACTCCAAGGTTAAGACCATTAGGGAGAAGTTTATACAAGGTAACACTTATGGTTATATACAGTATGATTATGAATATAATTCATATGGAAAACCGTCTTTAATGTACTATCAGTGGTATACTAAAAACGGACATATATACGAACCGGAAGATGAAATATATAATATACCGATAGAATGGGTTGACGGTAATATGTATTTGGACAAGTTTGAATTGACCTATTCAGAAGATATCAATGATTTGAATATTAATCCGTCTGTATTTTTACTTTTGGGGTACAACCGTGCATTATTTGGTGATAAGGCATTTGAATATTCCTCTGAATGGTTTGGAATGAAGTCAAATAATTTATTGAATGAAACACTTTATATAGACGGTGTGTTGAAGTATCATTACCGAATTAAGAATAATTTTGATGAATACGGAAATTTGGATGAAATTGTTCTATATAAAGAAGAAAATAACAAATGGTCGTTAAGAAAGATAATAAAGATTACTTATCTTTATTGAAAAAGCGTATTCTAACTAGTTATATTTAAATAGAGAATTTATAGCTAGTTAGTAATGGCAAATAGTGAAAAAAACATCGTACATCAGAAAGATAGGATTTTCTATGTAGAACCAAATGACATATATGGTAATGTAGATGGTGTACCTTTAACGCCTGATTATTCAGATTATTGTATTTCAGTTAATTTGATTGCTGAAATTGTTACACGCTACAGACAGAGTGGCGAAGATAAAACAATGGCACTGACCGCATCTTGGTCAGGTACTCCCGGTGAAGAATCATCAAATAAGTGGGTTTCATTTCTTCAAGGTGAAGATGCTAAGATATTTGGTGGAGAAGGTAATTTTCTTACAACTTATTATACTGATATAGACTATGATGACATTGTTAAGAAGAACATTGTTGAAGGTCTTGGCATTGAAAGTATACAAGTTTCATTTGAGAGTTACTACACACCTACTGTTGTAATAAAATTTATTGATGTAAGGGGTTCATCACTTTTCGGACGCGAGGAAGCAGTTCATGAAAGTGGTGAAGAATTATCATCTTCAAGCGTATTTGGTGCTTTTTTCACTATTCCTTATCCTAAGTTCAAATTACAGATTAAAGGTTTTTATGGACATGGTGTTACCTATCAATTAACATGTTCTAATTTTAAAGCCTCATTCAATTCTCAAACCGGTAATTTTGAAGCGGTTGCTACGTTTATTGGCTATTCATATTCTCTTTTAACAGATATTCCTTTGAGATATCTGGTAGCAGCACCTTATTGTAAGTATGTCGGTGAGAAATATTGGGAAGAACATTTGAATACACCTGCATGGGCATTAAGTAGTGGTGATAAACCAATGAAACTTTTTAAATTGATTGATGATATAAGGTCACTTCTTAATGATGAAAATATTGAAGAAAAACTCATGACAGATGAACAAACTGAAATAAAAAATAATATTTCGAATGAAAAGTCGCAACTTACAACATTAGCAACAACATATAAAGCATATGTGGAGGCTTTAAAGGGGTTAAATAAGACAAGTAGTTCTTTACGAATAATAAGAGGTGAAGAAGAAAATGATGAACAATTATTAATATTTTCCCCTTCACAGGAAAATGAAGTAACAGATAAGTTAATACTTACAAGTCAGGCGTTTATTAATGCTTTTGACACATATAATTCATCTAATAATGGTAAGGAATTTAGCAATTCATTGTTGCCTAATTCAAGACATGATATATTTGAAGCCAACAGAAGAATTATTTTTGGAAAACTATGTACGGTTACAAAAACGGATAACAAAATAACTGACGTTACATTTAATTGCACAGAACAGAGTTCTGAGGGCATTAAGACAATAGAACTTAACAATAACAATAAACCAAGCGATGAAGTGGCACGATGTTTATTCGAAGATTCTCATCCTGAAGACGGTGATATTAAAAGTTATTTTGCTGATTATTGTTATCTTGTTAATCTTAATAAATTTCTTGATAAAATAAATGAAAGAATTGAAAATCTTAATAAAGAAGACAAGGAAATAAATAAACAAATTGCTGAAGAAGTACAGACAAAGGCTACTTATCTATTAGGATTTATCCCGTATATTGGTGACATTTTCAAGATAATAATGTGTCATCTTGAAACATTTATAAAAATAATGTGGGAATGTTATAATAACATTACCAAATCAGACCGTTCACCTGGTTATCTTAATGTTCCGTTGGAAAGTACTGATTTCGTTAATCTTAATAAAACCAATGGTCAGATTGGTGCATGGCCCGGTCTTTTTAATAATGGTAAGAAAACAGACCAGGGTGGTGATGAAGACAAATCAATAGAATATTTGGCGTGGGTTGGTGATTTCAGTCATAATTTCGAGGAAGAAAAGGTAATTATTGAACTATATAAGGCTATAAGGAAGATGGCACCGGAAAAACCTTTAGAACCGAAGTCATTTACAATGGTTGCTGGGTTACCGGTTATGCCCAATGATGTTAACAACATATCAACAGTTTTTGGCAGAGGTATTGAAAACAATATATCTTCATTGGCTGGATATCTTTCTTTTAGAGTTGCACAGATTTTCGGAATACTGTTAAAGGAAAAAGCGTCTACTGAATTGGCAAGTTCATTCGGTAAGATGGACGCATATAATTTCTTTACATGCTTGCAATCAAGAAGTGAATTGAAGAACACATACATTAATGCGGCGTCTGGTAATTCTTTGGAAAATATACTTAATGGTGTATCTAAGTGTTCAAATGAATTTGATTCGTTCTGTAGTAAGACATATCAAGAAACTGATAAATCAAGACATTCATTTGAAACAGTTTACAAAATTGCTCAAAACTATAATAATAGGGATAGGCATCCTTTATTTAAAGATGAAGGTTCAAATTTAAAATATATACATTATTATACACATAATAAAGTAGGACTTGTACCTGATAGGTTAGTATCTTATAAAGAATATAGTGATATATTTGAATATAAGTACGATAATACAAACCCATATTTTTTATTCAAAAGAGATAAAGTAACATCTTCTAC